CCACGCCACCGGCTCCTCCTCAGGCTTCGGCGCGTACACCAACAAGTGCTGCCAAACACGCGGATCAACAGTGTCAGCCTCAGACCCCAACCGATCAACGCAGTCCATCAATTCATCGGTCAACGAAGGTGCTTGGCTCAGGGCGTCAATCTCCTCATCCGTCAGCCCCACCCATTCACGCTTTGGTGGGGATGTGTAGATCTTTGTGCCGACTGGCAATGCTGGCTCATGCCACCATGACATTGATAAATTCGGATTTCCTGACTCACTTGTCACTGTCGCCACCGGCTCTTGCTCTGTCTCTAGTGCTTGGCGTAGGGCTTTAACGGCATCGTCAAACATTTGAACGCTGCTCTTGCTTTGGTACAACTCCAAAGCCTCAAGCGCCATCTGCATAGCTTCTCTGCTCATGCTCTATCCCCCGCATGTTGTTTCCATTCCTCCTTCTCTTTCATACGTTGTTCATACACTTCCATTAACAACTCAGCAGCTTCTTTGATCTTGAACTTTTCAGCAGTACAGTAATCAGGCAAGCCCTCGGCGTAGCCCTCAAGCCATGCGGCAAGCATGGCGAACTTATAGTCAGGACTCATTCTTCATTCCTCTTCATGAAGGGAGGTTCGTCTGCGTTGTTCAGTATCCGTGCAATCTCACGGTCGATATACCAACGTGCTTTGCGTAGATCCTCAACTTCTTTACCTTTGTCGGAACTGCGCCAGATATATTTAATAGCGTTACCTTTATTGAAATTAAAATGTTCGGTAACTTCGATGCACTCCACCCCTGATGGGTGCGAGGTGTAATGTTTGGGATGATTGACTGGATCATTCATGTGTTAGTTCCTTATTGGGTATACGTTCTGCACCTTTGGTTCTCTCAATCTAGCTGACTCGTTCTGTGTGTATGGTTCTCTCTTCAGAATTGACTCGCTTTGTCTGCATGGTTCTCTCAATCTAGCTGACTCGTTCTTATGGGTTGGTACTCTTTAAGGTAGTGACTCGTTCACTTTCAATGGTTCTCTCGTACTCACTGACTCGTTCGTGGTTTGTGGTTCTCTCTGCATCATTGACTCGTTCTTCATTCATGGTTCTCTTCAGTGGTTTGACTCGTTCCACGACGACGGTGCTCTTAGCTCATGTGACTCGCTCTGGATTTTTGGGTTTCTCTGGGACCATGACTCGTTCATTGTCCTTGGCTCTCTCGTCTTCCTTGACTCGTTCGTGGTGTATGGTTCTCTCATCGCGCATGACTCGTTCACGTCGTATGGTTCTCTCCTGCTAGCTGACTCGTTCTATTCATATGGCACTCTCATCAAAGCGGACTCGTTTACCCTGTGTGGTTCTCTTAAGTCTCTTGACTCGTTCTCGTATATTGGCTCTCTCGTCTTCCTTGACTCGTTTAATCTCCTTGGTTCTCTCGACGCTCGTGACTCGTTCTCGTGATATGGATCTCTTGGGCTTCTTGACTCGTTCACTTCCGGTGGTTCTCTCAGGCAAATTGACTCGTTCTCATATATTGGTTCTCTCGCAACTGATGACTCGTTCTCACTTATTGGTTCTCTCATAATCGATGACTCGTTTTATCGTCTTGGTTCTCTTTCCACTCATGACTCGTTCGGTTCAATTGGTTCTCTCATTTGACCTGACTCGTTTCTTTCCTCTGGTTCTCTCCGAAGCGGTGACTCGTTAATATGATTTGGTTCTCTCCAACATGATGACTCGTTCTCGTGGTATGGTTCTCTTAGGCTTCCTGACTCACTCTCATCTTTCGGTGCGCTTACTTTCTTTGGTTAAACAGGTGCAGGTATAAAGTGCGCGTGGCCCATGTGTGCAATCGGATAAGGTAGTGGAGGCTTCGTACCAAAGTGTGCCTCGTACCACGCACCATGCAGATGAGATAAGAAAAGCTTCACTGCATAACGTCTTGCACGGGCATCGATCTGTGCAGGAGGCAGCACACCATTGCTAAGATGTTTGTATGCTTCGGTGCTCTTGTTATATTTGCTAAGAAGACTCGTTGCCAACTCCTTGTTATCACCCCGCTCATTACGTGCAATCTCATACGCTTTACGCTCTCGGTATACCTGCCCGTAGTAGCAATCATCACGCCCACTGAACTTCATAAAGCTCTGCCCTGCTTTCCAGCACAACGTCTTCAAGCCTGCGTTCCAAGGGCGCTTCTCACCTTTCTCCCATTTGCTTGTGGGATCAAGCCCTGCATACCTCCAGATATGACCGACCGTCGGTGCCTTGTTAATATCAATATGTGCTAACAACCCTGCACTAATAACCGGACCGATACCGACAATCTGCCGCATCCACGCACCCATCACATGCGCTTCAGTGTAGACATCGAGTGCCTTCTTGATCTGACCCTCAAGACTTTCCGATTGTTCGGCAAGCCAACCTAAAACGGCATTGGGTTCATTAGACTCATCCAGTGCGCGTACTTGATTTGTACTACGCTTCCTATCTTCTTGACAGATGTAGTAGTAATCAACAAGAAACCGTGCTTCGTCGTCAGACAACTTAGTCGCTGCTGCCTTAAGATCTTTTGTTAATTTTTGAATCGGGTGCATGTTTGCTGCTGCGTCCGCACGGGTAGCCGTGGGTAGGGTACTTGTCATGATAGTCATTCGACACCTCCATTTAGTCTGAGTTCAATACGTGCTCTATCGAGTGCTGCGATACGCTTGCGTTCGGCTAGCACCTTGGGGTCTTTCCACGGGTAGGGTTGCTTGAGTATCTTCCACTGCCTCATAAATGTTTGTAATACGTTTGTGCTTTCAGATGTTGTCTTTAGTTGCATCACTCTTCCTCGCTAAGTTAAATGGGTCGTTGTAAAAATTGTACTTAAGCTTCTTGGGTTTGACTGGTTTGGGCGGATCTGCAAGCGGTGAGTCCGGCATCACATACCTACGCTCAGCTTTCTTACCTTCAAGCTGTTTAAAGATACTTTTGATATACCCCTTACGTACAAGACTTGTCAGTAATCGATGTGCGTTCTGTCGAGATGTTGGTATGTACAGTGCTATCTGCGCAACCGACGGCGGCATCGTTCGCTCCTGTATATAACTGATAATCTTCTGATCTCGTCGTGATAGTGTGTCCATTAGAACGGTGCCTCTCCAACAGACTCACGTGTTGCTTTTGTCTCGTATGATTTGTTTCGCTTCGCCCACGCTGCGATCATTGCCCGTTCTTCGGATGACCTGAAAGGCCATCGCATCTGCTCGGGGGTCAAAGGGAACGGATCGTGCGTTGTGTTCAACGTAGTACTTGATTCTTGTTTGCGTGATGGCATTGACTTCTTCCTCCGTAAAGTAAAGATAAAACACATCGGTGCCTTGACGTTTACCAACATTTGCTAGCCGCTCACCCTTGGGCAGCAGCTTCACCACAGCAAGCCTTTCTCGCACAAGCTCAGGCATCGGGGGGAACTTCATATCAAGCTCTGAGTAAATACTCACCATGCGTCCCTCCTCGGTGCTGCCTACTACCATCTCTACACGTGCGGCAATACTGCCTGCTGCTTGCTGCTCCATCGCAATCCTATCTCTAAGAAATATAGCGTGCCTCGGACCGTGGGTTACATAGTAATCATCATCGCTATTATCTGAACTCATATTACTAAATACTCCTAACATCGTCAACTCGTTTGTAGATCACGTACTCAAAGTCAGATATACGCTTGCCCACCCCATCGATCTCTTCTGAAGGGTTCATCATCTTGAGCATGGCATACTCACTCTTAAGATATTCAGGCAAGAACTCATCAGATGTAACGTGAGTTTTCCTACCTTTATCAAGTGCATCGAAGGGCGTGTTGCCTTGGTGTATATCGTTTGACCAAGCGTAGTCAATGTGTCCCTTCGCATCCACGACCATGTAAAACAAAATCATGTTTGCGTTTCTGCGCTCCACGTTGTCATTGCCCATCTCAAGCGCATCGACCATAGCCCTGAACTGCGGGGTTTGGAACTGCACACCCATCGCATGCAATGCCTTAACTTCTTCATAGACAATTTGATGGTCAGGACTGAACGTTGCATAGGTCTGATGCTTGAACTTATCCCTCCATTTGGTAAGCACATCAGCCACCACATACCGACGACCATCGAGAAACTCCATCGGACTCCAAGGCTTGAACGTATCGATCATGATGCTAAGCGCACGATCAAAGTTGGTTGTCTCACGAGTGTTGTAGTTCGACGAACTCTCGTTGTATTTTTTATTGGTAATGAGTCTTGAACTCAGCGAAAACGTAGACCCACCCAAAGTAACAGACCCTATCTTCTTCTTAACTTGTGGGTAGTTACCATCGTAAACACTGAAATGGTTATCAAACCTCTCGCTTACTTCAAAGATAAGTGGCTTCCCAGGTTGGGAACGATAAAACGCAACAGCAAGCTGCCGCAACTTACTCTGAAGCCCCGATATGGTTCTAAAAAATTCGTCATACGTCATGGTTCACTCTCCTATTGGTTGGGAAAAATCTAACAACATCTTCATCATCACGCCGCACCTCGGCATAGCCATCAGCCACGGCAAACAAACCCTCGGTCAATACCTTTAGTATCCCGAGCAAGCGGATCACCTGATACCCAAGCATCAGGATCACCACACCCATTACTGCAAACAACAGTGCATATCCGTCCATACTCACCTCAAAAGTTAAACGCACCCAGGATGTCATCGACCTGCTGCTTGACATCTTTACGTACTTGATCGCTATCACGCACAGACTCGGCAGACAGACCCGAGATCGCTTGCTCAAGACGCTTACGTGCAAACTCAAGCTGCGGATCATTTGTCACGTTGAGTCTAGTAAGCAGGTCGCACAGATCAAACGCATTGGTCATAAGCGAATCACGGAAGATCTGCGTATAGTTCTGAGTGCCATCCTTCGCCACACGTGGGGTCTGAGCATCTGCAAGCTTGTCACTCATGTGCTTCAACACATCATGAAGTCTCGTCCACAGGTCTTTCATCGCATCCTGTAACTTGTTATTGAATGATTCTTCGTATTGTTGACGCAGTTCATCGATCACTTGCTGACCGGCACGAAGGCGAAAGTCATTGGCAGTTGCAAGTGGCGTGATGTTGTAACGAAAGCGGAACTTTCCACGCAGTTGTTCTGCATCGGGGTACTCGTCGCGGTCAAACAAATCGCCAAGCTGAAAGGCTGCTGCTGATACCAGTTGCGGATACTCTACTAAGAACTGATCCACCGCATCTTCAAATTGTTTTTTGTAGGCGTCGAGCGTCGGCTTGTACGTAAAGAAGTTAGCGAATGGCAACAGACGTGAGCCGCTGTCCGACCACAGCATCGTCTGCTCATAGTGCCACGTGCGGATCGTACCGACGAGCTTGTTAAGTTCATCGAGCTTCTGCGTACCGGCAAGCAGGTGCTTGTTGTAGTTGCCTGCCTTGACCTTGGTGTTCTTGTTGTGGTCAACCTCCTGCGAGACTTTCTTATCAAGCTTACGTGCAGTCCACAGGCTGATGTTCAGATCGACAACGACTGCATCAGATACATCGACAACCATAATATCGTTACTCATATCACTCTCCTGTTAGTAAAAGAATCTGTGCTGCATGGGTTTAGGGTCCATCAAAGCAATGATTGCCTTGAACTCTTCTTCATCGCTCCACGGGATAACAACTTCTCGTGCGTCGGTTACAGTCTTACGTAATAGTCGGTAGTGCTTCCTGTCATGTGCTATGTGGTGAATCTCCTCGATGATGTACTCGTACTCGGGATCGTTCATGACCGTCCCATCACTCTACCCAACGCCATAGCTTCTTCGTAGGTCATGCACTCGGCTAGTACCTCAACTTTAAAAAGTCTTTTTTGTTTCCAGTTGTAGACCTCACTCATCGGTACTACGCGTATTTGAGACACTTGGCTCACGGGAGATGCTTGGTTATTAATTTCATCCCAATGCTCAACACGTATGAGTGCCTGATCTGGTTTGGTTAACCTACTCATCACGATTTGTTAAGTCGTACTTAACATCTCCGAGGATCTCCTTCTCAATAAACACGCGAGACATCAGCAGTACGAACTGCGTGTAGTTAAGATCAAGCCCTGTCTTTTCTTTGTACAAGCCCTTGGCTTTGTCGATTGACTTGCGAGCGTCGTCACGGATGAGTAGTGCTTTGTATGATTTTGCGCTTGGCATGATTAGTCCTCAATATAAACAGATGTGCCAACGTCGGCAGTGATACTTCTTGTAGTGATACCCCACAGCACGGGGCAGGTCCAACCCTCACCCCAGGTCGGCACATAGCCATCGGTCAGCACCACGCAGCACTCGGCCTTGATGTTCTGCTCCTTCATGTAGTCCACGATACATTGTGGGTTAGTGCCACCACCACCGTTAGGCTTAGTTGTTGTGAGCAGTGACTCGTACTGATCCGGTTCATACTTCTCGTGCTGACATACTTGTGTGTCCCAGTACAGCAGATCGATACCCTCGGGTGTCACGTTGCGACAGATCGCCGTAAGCTCACCAAGAAACTGTCCGATGTCCTCCACACCGATAGACCCTGACATATCGAGCGCGATCACAAGCCTACCAACAGACTCACCGATGAGCGAGGGCATGTAGATATCCCGATCAACCCACCGTCTGTTTGGCTTGCGCCACGTGGATACATCTTTATCTGCACAGTAAGATGTTATGAAGTCACGCAACACCTCACGCCAATTCACCTTGGGTTCCAGTGCTTCGGTAACCTCACGTGGGACGTTGCCTTTCATCTTCCCTGCTAGTAGGGCACCTTGTCGCAGAGCCTGCTCAATCTCTCGACCGAGAGCTTCTCGTTCTTCTCGGGACATCTCTTTTGCTTCATCCCATCCATGATCGTCGAGCACGTCCTGTCCACCCGCTTGCGAGCCATCCTGACCATCACTTGATGTCTGACCATCACCTCCTCCGCCGTTATCTTTAAGTAATCGAAACACCGTCCCCGCGTCCATGCCACGATACTGCTCATCGAGCAGCCCACACGCTGGCACTCGCACCTCCACACCTTTAGGGTCCGAGTCGTAGATCATGAGATTAATCACGTAATCGCAAGCGTAGTTAGCCCTGCGAGGGTTCTGCCTGTGAAGATCTTCCCAGATAGTCAGATGCCTGAACGCCTTGTGCATGTTCTCGTGCAGGATCAAACCCTTCAGCTCGGCATCGGTCAGCCCATCCACAAACTTGCGTCCATACCGCACGTTACGACCATCGGTGTACGCAGTGGGACAACCCGTATCGAGCACCTCATTCTTACCCATAAGGAAGATGCCTGAGTACAGGCAGTACTTGGGGTTGTTCATCAAGGCAATGTGTGCCTTCTGTATACGCTGCTCAGCAGATAGTTTTTGTGTCATATCACTCTCCTTGTTAAGTACTACTTAACTAAAATGCCCACTGATTTTTAACTGCCCATGCTTTGAACTTACTGTTACGAGCGAGGATGCCTTGCTTGGACGTGGACCGCATACCAGACTTGGCAAAGAGTGCCTGCATCTCCATCTCAAGCCGCTCGGCATAGTCGAGCCACGCATCGAGTGTCTTCTCGTCAACCCGTGTGAGTGCACTGAACACCACGAGAATCTTAGCCACCACGTCATGCTCCCCAGGCAGCTTAGCGTTCTTAGGGTTAGCGATGATCTGCTCCCACGTCGGCAGCTTGTCCACCACCGTAAAGAAAGCCTGCATGTCACGTGCTGCACTCTCACCGATAGTGCCTGCCATCAACGTCTGCGTAACCATGTCGCCCAAGTGATGCCGCTGCTTGGCAATGTCCGAGGCTTTCTCCAACGAGCGAGGTGTAACAAACGCTGTCGTAGGTTTGGTCGGGTGAAAGATGTACTGATTCTCACGCTGTGCAGGGTCGGTGTAACTCTCAAGCGATTGGGGTGTCTGCTTAACCCACGCAATAACTTCTGGTGCGATGTTGTTGTCCAATGCCCAGGCACCCCACGAGTCAGTGTCCACACTCCCATCTGCCGTAAACCCTGCGTGTGGCTTGCGGACCTGCACAATACAAGCACGGTTACGAGCATGCGCTTCGAGCAGATCACCCACACCATCGGTTGATAAGTTAGTGGTACCGAACACAATAGAGTCTTTGTGCAGATAGTCCGAACCGATACGCTTCTCCAGCATAAGCGTAAGCAGCACGTTCTTAACAGACTTCATTGCCTTGCCGATCTCATCAAGCATAACGATCACGGGCTTGTTAGTGTGCAGCTTGAACCGTGCGTTAGGGGCGAACCGAGTAACCCGCACACCATTCTCCTCAACGGTAAAGGGCAGTGCAAAGTCAGACAGATCGAGCAGGGTGCAGTCGATATACGCAGTCTCATACTCAGGCATGATGTCCTTGAGCGTACGCAACACACTAGACTTGCCAATCCCAGGCTCGCCTTGACCGATCACCGTAACATCTTTACCGACAGTTGCAACTGACAATGCAAACTCACGCAACGACAACGAATTACCTAAACTAATAGTAGCCATATCACTCTCCATAAAGTTAAGTACTACTTAACAACGTTTCCCAATTCACATCTTATAACTACATTATAACACTAAATTCTGTCTATGTCTAGTACCTACCTCGATGTCACGTGTGGTGTAGAAGTCTCTCTGCGTACGCACCACTGCACTGAACCATGTAGCCATGAAGTCAACAGGCACGTGATACCCTTTCGAACTTTTTGTAACGGTAGCGTTACCGTATCTCAGACGTTGTAAGAGTACGGCTTCCCACTTTGACTCATCCTGCAACAACTCAACCAATGTCTCGTAGCGATCACGCGTCGGCACATACGTACGCTCAATCGCGTTCGATAGTTCTTGGTCTCTCACAGCTTCAAACACACGATCCCTTGCGACTAACCCATCGCTCAGGCTCAGCATCACACGGCAGTAATCGAGGAAGGGCTTCACCCGCTCGCGTTGTTCTTTAGCTAGCTTGCGATCCACCACCCACTGCTTAACGTGTAAGAACTTATCTGTTTTGTATTTACGTGACTCGGGGTCGTATTCAATCTCAAGGGGTTCTGAGTCCGGCATTGGCACGAAGGTATTGCATGTGCCATGAGCAGCGAGATACAACCATATCTTGTTCTTACTTATATGGGCAGATGTTACCGGACAGTGATTGTGAATAAACTCTCTCGTGGTCGGTGTGTGCCATCCATTCAAATTAAATATAACGTTACCATTTGGGCGAAACAGAAACACATTAGTGTTGTGAAACTTCCCACCGTACAGCACCTCACCCGTAACTCTATCCACCACACGCACCACTTGCTCCCAGTCCCTGCGTCTCGCACCGATGGGTCGCACATCGATAGACCGTCCACGTATGGGCTTGGTCCTCTCATACTTATCTTCTAGATTTTTGTAGTTGTGGTTAATTAATTTGTGGTTAGGTAATGTCATCATTCACTCCTATAGTTAATGTATGTAACGTTTTCATTTCTTCTTCAGTACCTCGGGCAACTTCTACCCACGCATCTAAGTGCTGCTCGTTAGGGTCATCGCCTAGTGGCACAACGATATATCCAGCGTATAAAACAGAA